ATGGTTTCGGACGAGAGCGATTTGGATTTGTTGCCGGAGTACTGCCGCTATCAGGATGACGGGTGCGAGTTCGCTACTGCCTGCCTCAACTGCCCTTTCCCCGACTGCATCTACGCCCAGCCCGGAGGCCGGCAGCAGTGGCTGAAAAATTTAAGAGACCAGGAAGTCTTGAAGATGCACAGCGGGGGCAAAAGCGTTAAGGAGCTGGCCGAGATGTTCGGAGTAAGCCAGCGCACCGTGCAAAGGATAGTGAAGAAATCCAGGGATGACAACCAAATCAAAGGTTTCGGGGGCGCCAATGAATAAGACTTCGATTACGGCCCAGCTCAACCGCCTAGACAGTCCACGTTTCAAATTATACCGGGAGCTGCTCGACTTCTATCACGGGCGGCAGTGGGAAGGCAGAGAGCGGCGGGGAGAGAAACGGCTCACCTTCAATTATACCAAGGTATTCATTGATAAGATTACCTCCTATTTGATGTCGGGCGTCAGCTTCGTCGTCGAGCCCGCCGAAGACAGCGCCGAGGCCAGGACAAGAGCGCAACGAGCCGAAGCCGCCCTGAACTGCGTCTATGAGGAAAACAACCTGGACCAGCTCGACCTGGATACCGAGATTGACTGCGCCATCATGGGCGACGCCAGCTACAAGGTCACCTGGGACGGCCAGGCCAGGATGGTGCGGGTCACCGCCCCCGACGTCCAGGGTATTTACGCCTGGTGGCTGGGCGACGACACCTCACGGGTCTGGCGCATCGCCTCCCGCTACCAGCTCTCCGCCGAGGAGAGCCAGCTCCTCTACGGGGTGAAGCCCAAGGGCAAGACGGCCACCGTCGTCGAGCTCTGGACGGACGCCGATTTCGAGCTTTACCTGGACGACGCCGTTATCGAGCAAAAGCCCAACCCCTACGGCGTCATCCCCTTCATTCTTTACCCCAACCTCCGCGAGCCCAAGCGATTCTGGGGCGTCTCCGACCTGGCTCAGATGATGGAGTCGCAGCGGGAGCTGAACCGCGCCATGTCGCAGCTTTCGCGCATACTGGAGCTTTCCGGCAACCCCATCGCCGTGCTGGAAAACGTGGAGGAGTCCGAGGATATCGCCGTGAGGCCCGGCGCCGTCTGGAACATCCCCGAGGACGCCAAGGCCTATTTGCTCGACCTGTTGCAGGGGGGCGGAGTGGGGCTGCACATCGATTACATTAATTTGTTATACCGCACCATGCACGACATCTCGGAGTCGCCGCGCGCCGCCTTCGGCGGCACCGAGCGCGACCTCTCCGGCGTGGCGCTGGAGATAGAGCTTAACCCGCTGTTGCAGAAGGTGCGGCGCAAGCGCATCATCCGCACCGCCGCCTACAACCGCCGCAACCGCCTGATTTTGAAGCTGCTGGAGAAATACCGGGGTGAAAGCTTCGGCGACATCCGCCTACGCGTGGTCTGGGAGCCGATACTGCCCCAGGACTTGAGCCGGCTGGTGGCTAACGAGCAGACGCTGGTGCAAAGCGGCATCCACTCCCGCCGGCGCGCCATGGACGAAATCGGCGTCAAGGACGCCGAGGGCGAGTTCAAGAAGTGGCTGGAGGAACGGGAAGCCATTTTAAACATGAACAAGAACAACAAGCAACCGAACGCTTCGTCGGCGACGGAGAGTGAGCGCGAGAGAGCTGCCGCCGACAAAAGCGACCGGGAATCCTGATAAGGAGGTGCAAATTGCCCGACAAAAAACAGAAACCCAATCCCGAAGAGACGGAAAGCGCGCGGCTGACCGAGCTGGAAGCGCGGCTCGCCGAGAAGGACGAGGCGCTGGCGGCTAAGGACCGGCGCATCGCCGAGCTGGAACAGGCACTAACGGCCAGGGACGAGGAAGCGGCCGCCCTGAACCGGTCGGCGGCGGAGCTGGAAGCGAAGCTGGCGGCGCTGGAGGAAAGCCTGGCGCAGGCGGTGGCGAGCTACCGGGCGCTGGTCTTAAAATACAACCCCGGCCTGCCCGAGGAGCAGATTAGCGGCGACAGCATCGAGGCTATAGAAGCCTCCCTGGCCGGCGCCCAGGCCCTGGTCAACCGCGTCCGGCAGGAGCTGGAGGCGGAAATAGCCGCCGCCCGCATACCGGCGGGGGCGCCGCCGCGGGCGCCCGCCGACCTTTCCGTCCTCTCCCCCCGGGACAAGATTCAATACGCCATAGGCGAAAGGAGATAGAAAATGGCTTTAACACTGGAAGAGGCTTCCAAGCTATCCAGCGATATGCTGTTGCAGGGGGTGGTGGAGACCATCGTCAAGGACTCCCCCGTACTCAAGCAGCTGCCCTTTATCGAAATCGTGGGCAACGTGCTCACCTATAACCAGGAAAAGACGCTGCCCACCATCGACTTCTATGAAGTCGGCGACGAGTGGAGCGAATCGACGCCGACCTTCGAGCAGAAGACGGCGGCGCTGAAAATCATGGGCGGCGACGCCGACGTGGACAACTTCCTCAAGGCGACCCGCAGCAACATCCAGGACCTAGAAACGGCCGTGGTCGAGCTCAAGGCCAAGGCGCTCAAGGACAAGTTCGAGGAAATCTTCATCTACGGCGAGGCCAGCGGCTCCAAGGAGTTCGACGGGCTGCGCCAGCTCATCGACACCACCGCCGCCGGCGACCAGGTAATCGCCATGGGCGCCGCCGGCGACACGCTGACGCTGGGCAAGCTGGACGAGCTCATCGACGCCGTCAAGGGGGGCAAGCCCGACCTGCTTTTGATGAGCCGGCGCTCGCGGCGCAAGCTCAACGCCCTGGTAAGGGCGGCGGGGGGCATGGTGGAAAGCGACCGCGACCAGTGGGGCAACTTCGTCCAGCTCTGGGACGGCATCCCCATCGGCGTTAACGACTGGATACTGGACACCCACGTCCTGAGCGGCGGGGTGGAAACGGACACCACCGGCGGCGAGTGCTCCACCATCTACGCCTTCCAGATGGGGGAGGGGGCGCTCTGCGGGCTGACCAGCCCCGGCCACCTCACCGTGGAGCCCATCGGCTCCCTGGAAATCAAGGACGCCTCGCGCACCCGCATCAAGTGGTACTGCTCGCTGGCGTTGTTCAGCTCCATCAAGGCCGCCGCCCTAATCGGCGTCAAGGACTAAAGATACCAGACGGGGGAGCCGACAGCTCCCCCGGGGAGGGAAAAATGGAAAAGCAAGAGAGGGGCGGCTGGCTTTGCCGCTACCGGTTGAGCAAGTACCGCCAGGACATCGCCGCCTACCGGGGGCGGGAGGCCGAGTTTTATGAGAGCTTTAAGCCCTACCAGGTCATCGAGGGCGAGGGCAACTGCCTGTTGAACACCGGCATCAACGAGATGTGGGATTTAATCACGGGACAGGTCTCCGGCTCGGGGCACATCTTCGATAACGCCGCCGCCACCATCGGCGTCGGCGACAGCGACACGGCCGCCGACCCGTCCCAGACCGATCTCCAGGCCGCCGGCAACAAGACCTACAACGGCATGGAAAGCGGCTACCCCACCTCCACCAGCCAGAAGGCGACCTTCAAGGCCAGCTTCGGCGATTCGGAGGCCAACTACGCCTGGAACGAGTGGGTGGTCAAGCAGGCCACCAGCGCCATCTGCCTCAACCGCAAGGTAGAGAGCCTGGGCACCAAGTCCAGCGGCACCTGGACGCTGGAGGTTTCGATAACATTAAGCTAGACGGGAGCAACCAATGGCCAACGATTTCAGCGGCGATGCCAATTGCGTCGCCCTTTTCAAGTTCGACGGCAACGCCGAAGACGGTAAGGGCAATAACGACCTGACGCCGGTCAACTCGCCCGCTTACAATAGCGGCGACAAGAAAGAGGGCACGCACTGTCTCGTCCTGGAGGAAGCCAGCGACCAGTACGGCGCCATCGCCGATGCCGACCTCGACGCCGGTTTCCCGGGCAAGAACGGGACCGGCGAGCAGTCGTTTTCCATCTGCGGCTGGGTCAAACCGGAGTCTTTTTCCGCCTACAGCGCCCTCGTTTGCAAAGGGGCGGCCGGCGCCTGGTCTTTCTGTATCCGCATCAGCACGTCGGGGACGGTGCGTTTCATAGTCGGCTATAACGGCGGGGCTTCCTATTCCTATATAAACTTCGATACCAACCTGTCTACCGGGAAGTGGTACCACATCGCCGCCGTCTACGACGCTGCCGACAACGGTATGAAAATAAGGATATGGGACGACGACGCCGGGGCGCTTCTGGACGGCAACAAGGAGGGAACCGCCGCCGGCGACATGTCCCCCGACACCGCCGCGCTGGAAATCGGGCGCTATTACTCCGATACCCGGTACCATTTCGACGGCAAGATAGACGAGGTCGTCATCTTCGACAAAGCGCTCGGCGACGCCGACATCGACGCCATCCGGGCGGGGGAATACGGGGCGGGCGTCACCGAAAAGGAGTCGGCGGAAAGCGGCGCCGGGGCCGAAACCGTTACATCGCTGGTCACACAGCAGGACAAAGAGTCAACCGACAGCGGCGGCGGCGTTGACGCCCTGGAATCGCTGGCGACGCCGCAGGCCAAGAGCGCCAACGACAGCGGAGAAGGAATCGAGGCTATACCCGTAGCCAGCGCCGCCCTGGAGAGCGGCGAAAGCGCCGCCGGTATCGAAGCCGTTATTGCCCGGCTGCTGGGCGGCGCTGAAAGCGGCGGCGCGTTAGAGGCAGCCCAGGTCGGCGAAGAGGGGCAGCTCAACGACAGCGCCAGCGAGGAAGGCGAGGGCACCGACCGCCTCGTCGCCAAGATAGAAAGGCCCGTCAAGGGGGGAGGTATGAAGCTATGGACCTGAACACGATGAAAACCATGGTCAGGCGCGACCTCAAGGACGAGGACGCGGAGAACTACCGCTGGAGCGACGACGAGCTGGAAAGGCACATCGCCCACGCCCTGAAGGACTTTTCCGAGGCGCTGCCGATGCCCGCCAAGGCCACCCTACCCACCACCGAAGGCTCGCGCGTAATCGACATCTCCCCCCTCAGCGAGCGGGTGATGGTGGAAGCAGTGGAATACCCGCTGGAGCAGTTCCCGCCCGGCTACCAGAAGTTCGCCCTCTGGGGGCACGCCCTCACCCTGCTCGGCGAGGCAATCCCCGACGGCAGTAACTGCAACGTCTACTACGGCGTGTTGCACACCCTCGACGCCGAGGGCTCGACCATCGACAGCCGGCACGAAGAGCTGGTGGCCACGGGCGCCGAGGGCTACGCCGCCGTGGAGTGGGCCGGCTACGCCGTGAACCGGGTGAACGTCGGCGGCGCCGATACGTATAAAGAGTTCCTGGACTGGGGCCAGCGCAAGCTGAAGCAGTTCCGCCGGGAGCTGAAACGGCTGGGGCGTCGCAACCGGGTGCGCATCCGCCAGCTCTACCGGGCTTGAAGGAGGTACCATGAAGGCAAAAGAGGGCCTGCCCAAGGAGGCTTTCGCCATCGTCGGCGACCCCGAAGACCCCCGGAGCTGGCAACTACCCCACCACAAACGGACTATTTATCGGGCGCTCAAAAAGACGCTGGATATCGAGAGAACGGTGGACTGGGCGCGGATGGCGGCGGCGGTGGCCGCTATTTCCCCCAGAAGGGGGCGGGGACGGCTGGCCGCCAGCCCCGAAGCAATCTTAAAGGCCGCCCATCACCTGGCCGGACACTACCGCAAGGCAAACAAAGCGCTGCCCGACGGGCTGGCGGCACTGGGGTGAGAAAATGAAAGACTGGATAGAGTTAATCAAGGCCGTCATCAGGCCCTTCATCATCGTCTGGGGGTTTTCCGTCTACGGCGTCTGCATCCTCTCCGGGACGGAAGCGCCCACGCTGCTGGTGGGGCTGGTAACGGCGGTAACCGTGGAGTATTTCGGGGAAAGGGCCGTAAAGAGGCTTAAAGAGAAGTGATGGGCAGAATCTACCGGTGGCTCTGGAGTCATATCGGCGGGCGCCCCTGGACCTACATCATCCGGGACAGCTGCCGTAACCACCCCCTCTGGTGGCTGCTCGGCTTCGGAGGGCTGGGCATACTGCTCGGCCACCTCTTCTGGTGATTCGGAGGAGACGATGAGACAGCTTAGCCAGACATTGCTCGCCGCCCAGCAGGAGGCGACGCGTATGCCTTACGTCGAGGTGAAGGCCTCTAACCAACATAGCGGCGCGGTCAATTTGCACTGGGAAAGGCTTTATCAGGGCAACGAGGACGACTATTACCACGCCGCCGCTATGCCCGGCGACGGCTCGCTGGTGAGGGTGAGAGTGACGCCGCCTGCCGACGCCCGCAAGCTCTACCGCCAGCGGGTGGCCGCCCCCGGCCCCCAATCCGACTTCAGCCAGTGGACCTATTGCGGCCAGTACAGTCTGGTCGCCGTCGCCTGTTGTGCGCTGGGCGCCGAGGTCTCCATCTTCTGGATAAACACCTCCCGCCAGCTTTACCAACTCCAGAGCCAGAACTGCGGCGCCAGTTGGGGCAACCCCCAGCTACTGACCTACAGCCCGACCACGGCCGTTTACGGGCTGGCCGCCGCCTACAAGCCCAACGGCGACATCGGGCTTTTCTTCGCCGACCAGAACAGCCTCTACGTGATGCAGCGCGTCAACGGCGAATGGGGCAACAAGGTCGCCTGGGACAAAAGCACGGGCGACCTCTCCGGCGTGGCCGCCGTCTATGACAGCGACTGGAGCCTCTTTCTCACCGGCCAAGACTCCGGCGGTGACTACAAGCTCTGGTCGCTGGTCTACGGCGACGGCGGGGAGGTGGCGGTGGAGCAATGGTCGGACCTAAAAATATTCGCCTCCGCCCCCGCCGACGGCGACTACGAGTACCGCACCGCCTTCATGGCAAAACCCGATATTTTCCGCGGCTTCTTCATCGAGAAGTTCAACGGCAACCAGTCCTATTCCCGCCTTTTCTGGTCGCACTCGGTACCGGAAAGCTCCTTCACCGACAACCTGTGGCGCGAGCCGGTGCCCTTTAATCTGGAAAGCACCTACGGTCTGGCCGTCGCCCACCACGGCGACTACGCCTGGCTCAGCGCGCCTTACGGGGTCTGGAGGGCGAAGCTGGCGGCGGAAAACCTCGATTTGAGCGCCGACGTTCTCACCGTGAAAGAGGAGCTGGCGCCGACTGGTGGCAGGCTCAGCGTGGAGCTGGCCAACGACGACGCCAAGTACAGCGCGCCCGGCGAGGGCGACATAGCGCTCCTGGATATCGGCTGCCGCCTCGACTTCAGTCCCGGCTATGTCACCAGCCAGGGCAACGAGGCCAGCCCGGGGGCGACCTTTATCCTGGAATCATACGAGCACATCAGCGCCGGCGGCAAGGCCGGGCTGGTGCTGACCACCCTCGACGGCTGGGGACTTATCGAGGGCTGGCGGGCGCGGCACCAGTTCCGCTGGAACAAAGACAGCGACGAGATGAGCGTTAAAGACCTGCTGGCTTTCGTGCTGGGCCGGGCGGGGCTAAAGCTGGCGGTGAAGTCGGCGTCTTCGGCGCTGACTAATGATTACCCCGATTTCACCATCAACCCCGGCGCCAGCGGCGGCGCTATCGTCAGACGGTTGCTCTCGTTTGTATCCGACGGTTTGTTTATCGAGGGGGACACCGCTTACGTAGTGAATCCTTTAGCCGACGATGAAGCGGAGTACAGCTACGGCACAGCGCACGCCGTCTTCGAAGGCAGCTATATTAAGCAAGCGTGCTCTCCCAACCGCTTGCAGGTGGAGGGCTACGACCCCGCTGAGGAAAAGAACATCGTCGTCGACAGCTTCACCTGGGGGGAGATAGAGCGCCTCTACGACCGCGCCGAACGCGTCGAGGACAGCAACATCGCCAGCGCCGCCGGCGCTGAAGCCCGCGGGGAGGCCATTTTAAGAGAGGCGGAGATGGCGGCGGCCGGCGGTGCCATTCTGGTGCCGGTCAACTGCGGCCAGCAAATCTACGACGTCATTGATATCAGCGACAGCCGCGCCGGCCTTAGCGCCGCCAAGCGCCGGGTGACGGGCCTGACCCTGGTCTATAACTCCCGCCGCGGTCAATATCGCCAAAAGCTGGAGCTGGGGGGAGTTTAAAAACGGGGGTTTTAGGGGGCGAAGCCCCCTATACCTTAAAGGGCGGCGGGCGGGAATAGATAAAATCGGGGGGCGGGGTAAAGTAAGGAGAATGACATGAGGCTGAAGAAAGCGATACTCAAGGGTTTCGATTCCGGCAACTACACCGCCACCATCCAGATCAGCGGCAGCTATAAAGTCTACCTCCAGGGCGTGGCCGTGGCGCGCAACATCCCCGCCGCCGAGATGGCGCTGGGGCGCAAGCTGGCCGTCATCTTCTTCGACGAAAACAACGCCCGCGACGCCGTGGTGGCCGCCGTCTATAGCTAATCCTCCTTGACGGCCGGGTTCGCAGACGATACAATAGCCTGGCTGTTCCC